TGAGGAAGATCTTCGAGGACAAGGGGCTACGCGAATACCTCGGCGCGGCCCGACACCTCGGCACGGGACAGGGTAAGTAACCCACAGAAGGTCGACAACACGGGCCTCATGAGAGGAAACACGATGAATCGAGAAATCCACCGCTACGAGTTCGAGGCCTCGGTGCCCGCGGACGAGATCGAAAGCACGCTGCTCTTGGCCGTGCTCGCGGTCGAGGGCCTTCACGGCAAGTCCCGGGTCCGCCTCGACGCGAAGTACTGCTTCGACACCGACAAGCACGCTTGCGTGATCGACGCCGACACCGTCGTCGGCCAGGACATCAGCCGCATCTTCACGGGCTTCGCCATCCGCGAGTTCGGCGAGTCGACCTTCGCCGTCAGCCGCACCGAGCGCATGCCCAAGACCGAAACGGAGGACCTGAGCGCATGAACCTGCCCGGAGTATTCAAGCGACGCGCGTGGAGCGTCCAGGATCTGATCTGCGAACCGGCCGATGTCTACCACGCCCAGGCCGGCAAGTACCTCTCCAGCCACCTGCTGGCCGAGTTCCGGCGCAACGCGCTGCTCTTCCATAAGAAGGAGCTCGGGCTGGTCCAGGACCAGGACCGCCCGGCGTATGTCCTCGGCCGCGCCGCCCACGTTCTGATCCTCGAGGGCCGCGAGGCTTACGAGCGGGCCTACGCTTTCGGCGGCCCGATCAACCCCAAGACCGGTCTGCCGTTCGGCAGCCGCACCAAGGCCTTCCAGGATTGGGCGGAGGCGATGGGCAAGCCCGTGCTCGACGACGATCAGGCGGCCCTGATCGAGAGCCTGAACGCGTCGGTGCGGGCCCACAAGCACGCCGCGGCGCTGCTGGCCGACGGCGTCGCCGAGGGCGTGATCCGCGCCGAGTACTGCGGCGTGCCGTGCCAGTCGCGCCTGGACTGGCTGAATCCCGAGCGCGGCATCGTCGACCTCAAGACCTGCGACAACCTCGACTGGCTCCAGATGGACGCGCGCAGCTACGGCTACGTCTACCAGCTGGCCTTTTACCGGTCTCTGGCCGCCGCGCTCACCGGTGAGCGGCTCCCCGTCTACATGATCGCCGTCGAGAAGCGCGAGCCGCTGCGCACCGGCGTCTGGCGCATGAGCGAGGAGGTCCTCGGCCTCGCCCAGAAGGAGAACGAGGAGAGCATCGCGCGCCTGATCGCCTGCCGCGAGAAGGACGAGTGGCTCAGCGGCTACGAGGACATTCGGACCTTCGACCTGATCTGACACAGGCGGAAGCGGGCGGAATGGCGTGACGCGCCGTCGCCCGGGCGCGTCGGGACTCCCTGGGTCCGCCCGCTTCCCCGCAACCACGAACGGAAGGAGAGACGACCGTGAAACTCTTGCAGCAAGTCATCAGCGGACGAAGTCCGGCACCGAGGCGGGTGTTGCTCTACGGCACTCACGGTATCGGGAAGTCGACCTTTGCCAGCTGCGCACCCAGCCCGGTGTTCATCCAGACCGAGGACGGCCTCGGCGAGATCGACTGCGCCAAGTTCCCCGTCACCACGACGTTCGATCAGGCCATGCAGGCCCTGTCGGAGCTCTACAGCGACGAGCACCCCTATCGAACCGTCGTGATCGACTCGCTGGATTGGCTGGAGCGGCTGATCTGGGCCGACGTGTGCCGCCGGCGCAACGTCGAGAGCATCGAGGACATCGGCTACGCCAAGGGCTACGTGTTCGCCCTGACGCAGTGGCGCGAGTTCATCGAGGGCCTGTCGGCGCTGCGCAGCGAGAAGGGCATGACGACGATCCTGATCGCTCACGCCCGCATCGAACGCTTCGAGAACCCCGAGACCGAGTCCTACGACCGCTACGTGCCACGCCTGCACCGCCTGGCCTCCCAGGTCCTGCAGGAGTGGTGCGACGAGGTCATGTTCGCCACGTTCAAGGTCTTCACCAAGCAGACCGACGAGGGCTTCGACCGCAAGCGCAACCAGGGCATCGGCACCGGTGAGCGCGTGCTGCGCACGGTCGAGCGCCCTGCCCACGTGGCCAAGAACCGCCTCGCCCTTCCCGAAGAGATGCCGCTGGACTGGAACGTCTACGCCCAGCACATCCACCCCGAACCTGTGAGTGCGCCCCAGGGCGGCAAGACCAAAGGAGCGAAGTAACCATGGCGAACCTCAACGGCTTCGATGCCGCCACCGTCGACCCCGCGACCGATTTCGAGCCGCTGCCCGCGGGCAAGTACCTCACCGTCATCACCGACTCGCAGATGAAGCCGACCAAGAGCGGCGCCGGCCACTACCTCGAGCTGACGTTTCAGGTCATCGACGGCCCGTTCAAGAACCGGCTGCTATGGGCCCGGCTCAACCTGGACAACCCGAACCGCCAGGCGGTCCAGATCGCCCAGGGCGAACTGTCGGCGATCTGCCGGGCGGTCGGAGTGCTGCAGCCCAAGGACTCGGTCGAGCTGCACAACCTGCCCCTGCAGATCACGGTCAAGTGCAAGAAGCGAGAAGACACGGGCGACGTGGTCAACGAGATCCGTGGCTACGCGCGCAAGGACGCTGCCGCGGGTGCGCCCCAGCAGGAGACCTCGAGCACGCCGCCCTGGGCCCGGCGATGATCGAGGTCGAGCTCCCGTTCCCTCCGTCGGTGAACCACTACTACCGGCGGGTCGGGCCCCGGACGCTCATCAGCCGCGAGGGGCGCAGGTTCCGCGAGCGGGTCTGCGCCATCCTCGCCGGCCTCGGGATCGGGAGCCTGGACGGGCCCCTGCATCTGGAGATCGAGGTCTATCCGCCGGACCGGCAGCGCAGGGACATCGACAACGTGCAGAAGGCGCTCCTGGACGCTCTGCAGCACGGCGGCCTGTACGCGGACGACAGCCAGATCAAGAAACTGAACATCGAGATGCGCGGGTCGGTCCGCGGCGGCCGCACCCTCGTGCGCCTGGAGGAGATCACCGATGCTTGAACTGAGGCCCTATCAGCAGGAGGCGGTGGACGCGATCTATCAGCATCTGCGGGACCGGGAAGACAACCCGTGCGTGGTGATCCCCACCGGCGGGGGCAAGACACCGGTCATGGCCACAGTCTGCCGCGACGCGGTCGGCCGGTGGAACGGCCGCGTTCTGATTCTGGCTCACGTCAAGGAGCTGCTCGAGCAGGCGCTGGAGAAGATCCAGGTCGTGGCGCCCGAGATGTGGATGAAGACCGGGATCTACTCAGCCGGCCTGAAGAGCCGCGACACCGAGCACCCGATCATCATCGCGGGCATCCAGTCGGTGTACAAGCGGGCCTGCGAGCTCGACGCGTTCGACCTGGTGATCATCGACGAGGCTCACATGATCCCGCCCGATGGGGATGGGATGTACCGGACGTTCCTCGAGGACGCCAGGAAGGTGAACCCGAATTTGCGGGTGATCGGCCTGACCGCGACGCCATTCCGGATGAAGAGCGGGATGATCTGCGAGCCCGGCAACGTCCTGAACGAGGTCTGCTACGAGATCGGCGTGAAGGAGCTGATCGTCCAGGGCTACCTCTGCCCGTTGGTGACCAAGGGGGCGGCCCAGCCGCTGGACACCTCGAGCCTGCACGTGCGCGCGGGCGAGTTCATCGCCAGTGAGGCCGAGGAGCTGATGGACACCGACGAACTCGTGGAGTCGGCCTGTCGGGAGATCGTCGAGCAGGCGCATGTGCGCCGGTCGGTGCTCGTGTTCACCACCGGCATCAAGCACGCGGAGCACGTCGCCGCGGTGCTGGGCCGGATGGCGAGCGAGCCCGTGGCCACGGTGTTCGGCGAGACGGCAAGCGAGGAGCGCGACCGGGTCCTGGCTCAGTTCAAAGAGGGTCGGATCAAGTACCTGGTCAACGTCAACGTGCTCACCACGGGGTTCGACGCCCCGAACATCGACTGCGTGGCCATGATGCGGCCGACGCTGTCCCCGGGCCTCTACTACCAGATGGTCGGGCGGGGCTTCCGTCTGTGCGATGGGAAGGAGAACTGCCTGGTCCTGGACTTCGGCGGCAACGTGCTGCGGCACGGGCCGGTCGACGCCATCCGGGTCCGGGAGGTCCACCACCGCATGGGCGGCGAGGCGCCGGCCAAGCAGTGCCCCGTGTGCAGGAGCCTGATCGCCACCGGCTATACGTTGTGCCCTGACTGCGGCTACGAGTTCCCACCGCCGGAACGGCAACAGCACGACGCCACAGCGTCCACCGAGGGCATCCTGTCGGGTGAGGTCACGACGTCGGCCCACGAGGTCCGCGAGGTGTTCTACAGCGTCCACACGAAGAAGGGCGCGCCGGAGGATGCGCCCAAGACGCTGCGGGTCGAGTACGAGGTCGGGTTCCACCAGTACTACAGCGAATGGATCTGCTTCGAGCACGGCGGCTGGGCTCGCCACAAGGCCGAGTCGTGGTGGCGGAAGCGGTCGAACGCTCCGGTGCCGCTGACGGCGGCCGAGGCCGCGGCCCTGGCCCAGGACGGAGCCCTCTGCGAGACCGGCACCATCACCGTGCGGACGGTGGTCGGGGAGCAATTCCCGCAGATCGTGGGCTACGAGCTGGGCGATTGTCCGCCGTGGCGGGAGCCCGGGATGGATGATGTCCTCGAGCCGGTGGGCGCGATGACCGAGGGCGGCGTGCGGGCGTACGACCCGCACGATGACGACGATCTACCCTTCTGACCGCGATCGGGTGTCTATGACCGAGACCGGGACGACATTGCTGCAGGCAGCGTTGAGGTACGCGGAGCTCGGGTATCCGATCTTCCCGTGCGTGCCAGGCGGGAAGGCCCCAGCGACGCCGCACGGGTTCCTGGACGCCACCACGGACGCCGGCCAGATCGAGGTCTGGTGGACGGCTCGACCGGATGCGAACATCGGCATGCCGACGGCCGGCCTCTTGGTCGTGGACGTCGACGGGGCGGACAATCCGTGGCCCGGCGACGACCTGGAAGGCCTCGGGGACTGCCCGCTCTCCATGACCCCTCATGGCGGCCGGCACTACATCTTCCGGCAGCCGGCTGGAAAGAGCTGGAGCAGCACGGCGGGGCGGCTCGCCCCGAAGGTCGACACCAGGGCCAACGGAGGGTACATCGTCCTTCCGCCCTCGGTCGTGGGCGGCAAGCCGTACCAGTGGGCCCGGGCGCTCGAGGCGGCGCCGGCCGATCAGCCCGAAGTCCCGGCGTGGCTCGGAGCCCGGGTCGAAGGCGGGGCGGACCTCTTCGCCCAAGGGCCGGGCGGGCCGGCGGAAGATCGGCCGGTTGCGGCCCAGGGCGCGCCCGTGGCGCCCCCGTGCGCGCCGGCGGCCACCGGTGGCAATGTGATACCAGCCGGGCACCGGAACGCCACGTTGGCGCGACTGGGCGGGGCCAT